GACGGCGTCGCCCGCGTCAGTGGGGTCCGCGTCGCGGCCGTCGCCGTCGCCGGAGATCCAGGGGTCGGAGATGAAGTCGTATCCGGGCAGGAGCTTGCCGCTGATGTCCGGGTGGTCGGGCAGGATGCCGGTGTCCACGACGGCGACCGTCACGTCCTGCCCGGTGGACTGGGACCAGGCGCTCGTGGCGTTGATGCTGTGCTCCTCATTGCTCACGCCCCACTGGTAGCTGAAGTACTCGTCGTTGGGCGTGCCCGAGCTGGTGTTGAGCGCCGTCATCTTCAACTCGGGCTCCGCGGTCTCCACGGAGTCGGAGGAGGTGAGGGCGTTGATGAAGGACTGCGACTTCTCAGGGGAGAGCGTGTCGCTCAGTTTGACGGTGGTCAGACCCCCCACGTGGACGGTGGCCTGCTCGACGGAGACGGAGGCCTGGTCGGCGGCCGGGTCGCCGCTGACCCAGGGGGATACCCCCTGTAGCAGGCCCGCTATTGGCCGTGACGGAGGTAGCTAAGTGGTGCGGAGGGTTCAAAAACCGCTTCTGGCCTGCTATTTTTTGAACCCTCAAACCTGATAGTGTTTTTGGTGTCGCTTGTGTGGGGGGGGGTGTTTTTTGTGCCGGGGGGGGGGGCGGGCCCGGGGGGGGGGCCGCCGCCGGACCCTCGGTCCGGCAGATCTGATGCTCGCGGTATCTCCGCGGAGTTGCGGGTGCTGCCGGCGTCCGGCTACACGGGCAAACCCCCACAGTGGCCACTGCCAACCGGCTACACCAGGGAACGCGCCCTATGGAAAAAGGTCTGGCGGTTTCCCCAGGCTGTGGCGTGGGCGGAAGAAGAATGGCGGTGGCTGACCATTGCGCACTATGTGCGCTGGGCGGTCCGTAGCGAAGCGCCAGGGGCTACGCCGTCAATGATGACCCAAGTGCTAAGGCTTGCCGATAGCATCGGCCTGTCGCCTGCTGGTCTCCTGCTCAACGGCTGGGCAATCTCCACCGCTGACGACGACTCCGTCACCGAGTCGGCCCCGCCACCACAGCGTGATAGTCCGCCCAGACGTCGCCTGCGGGCGGTAAAGGATGACGACGATGATCCTGCCAACTGACTGGGTTGTCGATTTTCCCACCCTCGGGGACCTGTGGGATGTCTGGGTGCGGGCTCACTGTCTTATCCCCGATGGCTATAGGCGTGGGGAGGCATTCGTTTGGTCCGATTGGCAATTCTGGTGTGCCGCTAACTTCGGCCGTATCCGCGCAGGGCTGGAATGGGAAGGCGTTCCACTGGGTGCCAGGGCGTTCACCTACCGTCGGTTGCAGGTTATTGCCCCGCAGAAGACTGGTAAGGGTCCGTGGGCGGCGTCGATGACGGCTATTCAAGCGGTCGGTCCCGCTGAGTTTGACGGCTGGGCGGCAGCGGGGGATGTCTACCGGTGTTCTGACTGGGGCTGTGGCTGCGGTTTTGTCTTCCCTTATCAGACTGGTGAGCCCAAGGGGCGGCCTCACCCATCGCCGCTGATCCAGTTGACTGCCACATCCGAGGACCAGGTGGAAAACACTTACAGGCCGCTGCGGGCGATGATCCAGATGGGTCCTCTCCGGCACCAAATGGCGGTTCGTGACGGATTTGTGCGTATCCTCGGCAGCCTGGGCGGCGACGACGCCGACCGTATCGACGCAGTGACCGCCAGCGCCGATAGCCGCGTCGGCAACCCCGTGACGTTTTGCGAACAGGACGAAACAGGGCTATGGACCAAGCGTAACCGCATGACGAAAGTCGCCGATGCCCAACGCCGCGGCCTGGCAGGCATGGGCGGCAGGGCAATCGAAACGACAAACGCCTACGACTCCGCCGAACAATCCGTCGCCCAAACGACGCTCGAAGCCAACCTGAACGACGTGGCAACGTTTTATATTCCTCCTCCCCAACACCTGAAGTGGGAGCGGAAACGAGACCGCCGCCGAATCCTCGAAGCCGTCTATAAGGGCAGCCCCTGGGTCAATATCGACGCGGTGCTGGCCGAGGCCGCCGAAATATCCCTCCGCGACCCCGAACAAGCAGAACGCTTCTTCGGTAACCGGATCACCTACTCATCAGGCAGCTGGCTGCCAGCAGGACTATGGGAGGAACACTATGCAATGGCTGGGGAATCCCCCTGACGGCACTAGCATCTGCGTGGGCTTCGACGGATCAGAAAACAACGACTGGACCGCCATCCGGTGTGAAACGCTTGACGGGTTCTCGTTCACACCCCGCTACGGGCCAGATGACAGGCCCACTATCTGGAATCCTGCCGAGTGGCAAGGCCGTATACCCCGCGGAGAAGTAGCCGCCGCCGTCGACGAACTCTTCGACCGCTACCAGGTGGAACGCATGTACTGCGACCCCCAAGACTGGCGCTCCGAGATCGGCGAATGGGCACTCAAATACGGTGCCGAGCATGTGTTCGAGTGGGCCACAAACAGCATCAAGCGCATGTATCAGGCTATTCGACGGTTCGAGGTAGACCTGACAACGGGGCGCATCACCCATGACGGGTGCCCGCTCACCAGCCTGGCTATAGCCAACGCTCGAAAGGTCGCCAAGCCTGGCCAAATGTACGTGCTTGGCAAAGCAACGGAACAGCAGAAAATTGACCCGGCTATGGCTACTGTGCTCGCTCACGAAGCAGCCATGGACGCCCACGCCGACGATTGGGAAAACAGCACGACGGCAGCCAGGGTCGTTGTGCTAGGCCGCCGCAGAAGGAGGTGACAATGGAACTCACGCCAGAAGAACGAAGACTCGCCGAGAAGCTTTTCAACAAGATTCAGCGGCAGCGCCGGGAGGATCGCAAAAACGAGCGCTACTACCGAGGCCTGCAGGAAATCGGCAATCTTGGCATTGCGGTGCCGCCCGACGTTCAGCCGTTCGCGTTCCCTTTGAATTGGTGCAGGACCTATATCGACGTCCTTGAGGAGCGACAGTCCGTGCGGATGTTTCTGCGTTCCGGGGCGCTTGAAGAGGATGCCGAGCTGCGTGCCGACTGGGAGGCCAACGACCTGGACTCCTTATCACACCTAGTGCACCGCGATTTACTCATTTATGGTCGGGCGTTCATCTCCGTTGCCGCCCGCGACGGTGGCGGCAGGCCCCGGATCATGCCCGAATCCCCCAAAGACATAGCAGCCCTGGTCGATGCGCGCACCCGCGAAATGACCGCGGCTCTCCGCATCTACCGTGACGATACTGGTGTCGCCGAATACATGACCCTCTACCTCCCCGACTCCACCGTGCTCATCGACCGTCGCGCCGGGAAATGGGAAGCAACCAGGCGTATCAAGCATCGCCTAGGCCGGGTGCCGCTGGTGATGATCCTCAACCGGCAACGGACCGGAGAATGGTCAGGCGAAACCCAACTAGCCGATCTCCGACCCCTGGTTGATATGGCGGGCCGGGTGATGCTGCAGCTCCAGCTAGCCATGGAGACCGTGGCAACGCCCCAGAAAGTGGCCCTAGGTGTGACCCAGAGAGACTTCGTAGATGCCGACGGCAACCAGATTGAAGACCCGTGGGAGACCTATCTGGGCGCCATCTGGGCGATCTCCAGCAAAGACGCGAAGATCGAGCAGTTGTCGGGCGCCCAACTGACGGGTTTCCACGACACCATCAAGATGCTGGCTGAGCAGGCAGCAACCGTGACCGGCCTGCCGGTGCGGATGATGGGGCAAAACACTGCCAACCCCGCCGCCGAGGGCGCCATCCGCGCCGACGAATCTCGTCTTGTGAAACAGGTGGAGCGGCTAAACACTCTCATGGGTGCTGGGTGGGCGTGGGCGCTAGGCATCGCCGAGCGGATCCGTACCGGCAGCTGGGAAGCCGATGGCAGGATCAGTACCCTGTGGCAGAACCCCGGTACCCCCACCGAGTCGCAACGCGCCGATGCGCTGCAAAAGAGCACTGGAGGCCGCCCGTTCATGTCAGTGCGCGGGGCCATGGTCGAGATGGGATGGCCACAACAACGTATCGACCGTGAACTGGAGTGGTTGGAGCAGGAAAACAGCATGGGCGGCATCATTGAAAAACTTGAACGCGGCGCTGACGACAACTCGGGCGAACGCGAACCGCCGTAGTCGCGCTAGTAGCCGTCGTCTAGCGGCATGGAGGGAGGCCTACCACCATGCTGGATTCCCAGTACTCCAGGCTCCCCCCACACCTCCAAGCCGCCGCCGACTACCGGCAGCGGCTCATTGCCCAGATAGTCCGGCGGGTGCTCGCGGCCTGGCGACCCAACAGCCCGCAAGATCCCAATGCCTGGTTCGCCAGCCACGCCCTACCGTTCACCGAGATGGTGACCCATGGGCAGCTGCTGGCAGCCCAAGCAGCAATCGCGTCAGCAGATGTTGCGTTGGATCTACAACACTACGACCAGGTGTCGGAGCTGTCAGCGGACCCGGAGGCGTTCGCCGGGGTAACAGGCAGCGGCGACCCCGTGATGGGGCTCGCCTACGCCCAAGCCCAGAAAATCACCGAGCTGGTCGACGCCGAAGCCCCCGTAGTGGAGCGGGCGCAGGCGTGGCACCACGCGGGCGTGATGCTCGCAACCGCCGCCCAAACCGCCATTTCTGATGCTGCCCGCATGGCCATACTCACCCACTTAGCCGCCAGGCCTGGTACCACGTGGATCCGAGTGGTTCGTCCCCCATGCTGCGCCAGATGCGCCATCCTGGCCGGCAAAAAAGGCAGCAGCCGCATGAAGTTCCTTCGGCATCCGGGGTGTGATTGCACCGCTATTCCGGTCTCTGAGGCTACGTCGGATATGCACAAACTGTTCTATTTTGACGCTAAAGCGTATTTCGATGATTTGTCCCCGGAGCAGCAGGCCAAGGTGTTCACCAAAGCAGGCGCCAAGGCCATTCGAGACGGTGCCGATATTAACCAAGTTGTTAACGCCCGCCGGGGCATGAAAACCATCACCTCGGCAGGTGGCAGGCGGCGGCTCATCACCACCGAAGGCACCACCACGCGCGGCTGGGCTTCTGATTACCTGCGGAAACAATACGGTGCGGCGCTGGAGAAAACCGGTGGCAGGTACCGGCGCACGTCGGTAGCTAGGCTGATGCCGGAAGAAATCTACCGTATCGCCGACGCCGACCGCGACTTGGCCCTAGCGCTGCTGCATAAGAACGGCTTCCTCACCGACGCCACACCAGATTTGTCTAGTAAGTGGTCGTGGGCGAAGCGTGACCCCGAAGTCCTGGCGGCCAAACGCAGGATCGACCCCAGACCAAACATTGTGCTCTCTGCAGGAAGCAGTGCTGACGATCAGGCTAAACCCGCCCTCGGCGCCGAGATTGACGCTAGGCTGAAACACGAGTATTCCCAGCGTATAACTACGTCCCCCAGGCAATTCCGCAAGGTTGTCAGTCGGGCGTTGAGATATATGGATGAAGCGCACCAAGGGAAAACATTCCTCCCCGAATACGAAATCGGGCTGATGAAAAAGCATGATCGTAGAGGGATAAAAATTGAAGATAGCGGCATCAGAGGTACTTCCTATAGGGATCCTGTTGAACCAGGGAAATTCCGGTACCGGGTGACGATTAACGGGACCATCCAAGGGCAGGAGTTAACCACTATCCATGAGCTAGGGCATCTTATCAAATGGGAATATGAGACCCGGCCGGAGATCAAACCTGTATTTGCGGCGATCCGTCAAACTCCTTCAACGCGCAAGATTGAAAACTATAGGGGAGATTTTGCGGAGAGCCGTATGCAGAGCTATCTATTGAGCGAAGATGAGCTCTTTGCTCGCGCATATGCCCAATGGGTGACAACTAAAACCAGAGCGCCAAAGTTGGTGAACACTCTTGATTTCCATCGGGGGCAGCAAAGCGTTCTGAAATCAGTGCAGTGGCAGGATGATGAATTCGCCCAGTATATTGCGCCTGCTCTTGATGAATTTTTTGCCCAGTTGTAATATTACAGCCATGCTATTCACAGATGTCCCTATCGATTCTCCATGGGATGTGATCGTCCAATCCTATATGGACACCATGGGGTGGCCACGCGAGCGTGCCGAGGAATATGTGGACGTACTCGCAGGCATCCGCATGTGGGAACCCTGCGACCGGAAAGAAAAATATAAAGATGCTGTTTTACCACCACCAGACTTTCCACTCTGGTGATTCCCTAAAGAACTGACACCGACCTTCAAACTGGAGGTCGGTTTTTCTATGCCCAAAAACTAAAGAAGGAAGGAAGATCTATGATTGTCACCGGTTTAATGCGATACCACATTCGGTGCGTGACGCAGCCCCCTATCGACGGCCAGTCACTAGCCGGCGGCTCTAGCACTGCCGAGGGAGCAGCTTCTACCCCCCAGACCAGTGGCCGGCAACGAGAAGGCGAAACCGCATCAGCTGCCATCGGCGTCGGCGACGACGCCGATGCTGACGCCGACAGCGATAGTGACGGGGATGGCGGCGACCCGAACGGTCGGGGCTCGAAAACCCAAGTGCTTGCCGACCTAGCTAAGGAACGCGACAAGCGCCAGATCCTCGATAAGGAAAACGCTGCGCTGAAGGCGCGCCTGGCGGAGTTCGAGCGTGCCCAGATGACAGAGCAGGAGAAAACCGCGGCAGACCTCAAAACAGCCCAGGACCGTGTGGCGGCCCTGGAAGCGCAGATCGCCGAACAACAACGCCAGGCGGCAGTTGCTGAGGCGCTGAAAACGGCAGGACTGCCCGCTGATCTGGCCGGGCGACTTCAGGGCTCAACCCCGGAAGAGCTCGCCGCCGACGCCAAGGCCCTAGCCGCGGCGCTAGGCGAGCCCCCCGCCGCCCCCCCC